TCAATTTGACAAGGTTTAAAATTTTATCAAGAATCCCTGTGTCTTGTTCTTCAAAGTCAAATGTCGGCGCAATGTTGTTTCCAGCAGTGCCGCCCCCGCCGTCTTTGGATTCCCCTGCCAACTGATTAATTTCGTCAAACCCGGCTAGTGCTCCGGAAGCCTCATCTGCTGCCGCCCCAACTCCTTCTAACGCCTCTGTTTCTTTGTTCAGTCCTTCCGCTGCCTGTGCAGATTGTTTAATGGTACTTCCAAACAGCATGGAAACAACATTAGCGATTGCTGTAATGATTCTCGACAAAACATTTACAAATACTGTAAATGCTGGTATAATCACGTTTACTAGGGGCTGTACTAATGTAAGGAAGGCCCCCTTTAATCTACCGATTGCCGCAGTCGCTTCGTCATTGGTTTTAATGACCTTTCCGAACCATTCTCGCAGAGAGGCAAGTCCCTGAGAGATCACCGTAAAAATCAACGCGCTTCGTACCACTTCTCGTAGTCTCATGGAAAACTTTCCGGAGCTCTTTTGCATCCGCTCCATGGCCTGTGACATTATTTCTGTGTTTGGTCCAGAAGATGCAAGTTGCTTTTGAATATCTCCCGCTCTTTCTTTGGTCAGATTAAGGGCAATGTTGGTTTTCTCAATAGAAGCATCGTAGCTCTCCACCTTTTTCTGCACAGCATCCCATTCTTTTTGGAGCTGCTTTACCGTTTCTGCCTGCTGATTGATACTGGAAGACGTGAAAAACTCGCCGCCGCTTCTCATGCTTTCCAGTTTTGCTTTTGCAGCATCCAGCTCTGCCCCAAGTTGCCTAGATTGTTCAATCAACGGCATTTGTTGTTGCTGCTTAATATAAATCTGATCATTTAAGCTCTCAATTTTTTTGTTTAGCTTGTTCAGTTCTTGTTGCGCCTTTTTATTATCAAGATCAACATCAATTACAATAGAGCCGTCAGCGGCCATAAGATCACCTTGCTTCCTAGCGGTTTTATATATTAGGGAGGGGATTTGTATAGAAAATATACTTTTACTTGTTTTTTGATATTTTAAAGAAAAATGGAGGGTATTTGGAATGGGAAAGATGACAAAATGCAAATCTTGCGGAGCTGAAATCGCAAAGTCGGCAAAAATGTGTCCTCAATGTGGTGCGAAACAAAAACACGCTTTAAAAAATGTAGCTTTTATTCTTATTGCTATTTTTTTAATAGGTGTTTTTGCATCTATATTTGGGGATAACAGCAATCCAGAATTAGTACAATCAGATAATCAAGGAGATAATTCTACACAGTCAGAAGATGTTCAGAAAGAAACCGAGGAAAAAACCGTTTTTAATGTTGGAGAAACGGCCGCTTTAAATGATATTCATGTAACCTTGGTTAACGTTTCTGAAAATAACGGTGGAAATTATATGACTCCAACAGACGGAAACGTTTTTATTGTCTGTGAATTTGAGATAGAAAATAATTCTGACACGGATATAGCCGTTAGTTCTATCATGTCGTTTGAAGCTTATGTTGATGATTATTCTACTTCAATGAACCTTTCAGCAATGTTGAGCACCAACCAGAAACAACTTGATGGTTCTGTTGCAGCTGGAAAAAAGATGAATGGTGTTATTGGATATGAGGTTCCATCTGGATGGTCCACAATAGAAGTAAAATTTACCCCCGATTTTTGGTCTGGAAAAGATATTGCGTTTACTTATTCAAAGCAGTAAAAATGTAGAATCCCCTGCTATCTCTATTAAGTTTTCAAGGTGTAGTTTCTTGACAGCTATCCAGCCAGCCCGTATAATAGCAAACAAGAGGTGATCGGGATGTTAGATGAAAAGGACATTGAAATGCTTGCAAGATTGATGTCTCAGCAAAAGGAAGATATTATCAGTGAGGTCGGCGTTGTCGTGGATTCTAAAATCAAAGACTCCGAACAACGCATGATACCCACCATGGATTATAAGGTTAGAGAATCCGAACGGCGCATGATGGTCATGATGGAGTCTTACTTTGACCCCAAATTTCAAGCTCTTTCAGAACGCCTTGACGATATTGAAAAGAAGTTGATCCCGCAAGAAGCTATGGACATTATGGAAGATCGCGTGGATGATCTTGAAAAGACGGTGGCTATACATACCCGGCAAATTGAAGAATTGAAAAAAGCTCAGTAATGAATGCCTCAGACGGTGCCTGTTTCGGGTGCCGTCTTACTTTTTGTCCATGCCTTCAAAAGCTCTTGCTCTGTATCGGTGTACTGTGTTTTTAGGTCAATGATATCCCGGTTTTTTCTATAAAACTCTTTGTCTGCTTTATCCAACGGTTTTCCAAGCGCTCTTTTTTCCCTAATACGAATGATCTGCGCAAATAAGCAGTCCCCAATTTCCATGTAGGCACCTAGCCAAGTCCACCAATGAACTCCTCCTGTATTGGTCTGCGGATCATATTCTTTTGCCCGCACTTCATATCCAAGGACTCGGTTGATTGGGGCAACAATCATAGAAAAATCATGTTTCCAGGAAATCAGCTGCGGCTGTTTTTGTTTGGGTATTTCTTCTCTTCCACCGTTAATAAAGCGAAAGCACTCCTGAATCGCCGCGTCATAATCCGTCAGTTGGTCAAATTCCACATAGAAGATTTGGAGCACGGCAAGAGCTCGTTCTTGATCGTTGAAATCTGGGTCGTTCAGAATTTCAAAAATGTCAAGGATGACACGATAATCATAGCGAACAGCAAACTCTTCTCCGTCTATTTCAACGGTTTTTGGCAGTCCATAACTCATGCCGTGCTCCTTACTTCAGCTTCTTTGATACTTTTGGTACTTATTTAGATACTTTTGGAGCTTGGGATTCGTGGCTTTCTGTTCGCGCGCGAATGAAGAATCAATTTCATCCATCACAGCCAGCATGAGATTACACCACACCGGAAGCCCGTTTGCCAAAGCATAAACATTCATACCGCCAAACAGCACATCGCAAACCGCGTCGCCAAACACGCCGTCAATGATGCTGCGCATTTCAGCATCCCGCTCTTTTGCAAAGGCAAAGATTTCCCGCTTGTCTGCAATTTTTTCAATTTGTGCCTTATACCCTTCCTGCTTTTTATCCAGTTCTTCAAAAGCGGAGTACAGATTTTCCACAAAGTTGCTGTCAGTCGGGTTAAAAGACACCTCACACTTACCGTTCAGGGAATATGTAACAAGTCCGCTGTCAAAGCTCAGTTCTTTCACGTCTTACACCTCGTCTGGAGTAAAAGTCACCTTAGCGCCGGAAACAGACGCCGTTCCCGTAGTTCGTGTACCGCCGAGCGTCACGTCAAAAGGCATACCAACAGAGCCGCCGCCTTCACCACCCAAACTGGACGGCTTCACCATTGAGGCAGAATATCGCTCTGCAAAAACAGCAGTCTTGGCTGTTCCCGCATAGTGATGAACAATCAACACATCCTGGTTCGCCAGTGCTGCGGCATTCTGCTCCTTCACAGCTAGGTTCCAAATTTTTGTAAGCGCAGCGTCTCCAGCGTCCAGCTCACAGGGATCAAAGGTCTGTGTGATAATTGGCTTTTTCATGCTGGTTCTGGTGGTCCCAAGGATATCCTTCTCAGATTCCTCCTGCCAGTCGTACTCCATGGAACTATCTGTCACGCGCGTTCCAAATGGACTCCACTCCGGAGTCGATTCATCTCCAGTGTTCAGATAAGCAATCAGCAGTTCTCGGTCTACAGTCTGACCAGCAGTTGTATTAAATTCCATATTGGGCATTTATGTTTCTCCTTTCATATCCCGACTTCATAAGTCAGGCGCATTAAAATTTGATAATCTTCATAGCCGTTTTCAAGTGCGGCCAGCTTTGCGGCCTGTGTGGTAGGCTCCACTCTCAGTGCGCGGATTCCCTCTCCCAGCTCCGGTTTATTCGTTCTGGCCCAGTCTCCGAATCTGTTCAACAGCTCGACAGCTTCTAATCGTGCATCTATGCTGTCTCCCGGTTTGATTCGATAGAGCATTTCAAACTGATATTCCGCTTGATATCCGCCCAGAATGTATTTGCTTGTAATGTAAGTTCCCGGAATCGTGGAGAGAGTCATTCCTACCTCAGCGGGCTTTGCCATGTCCACATCTAAAAATTCATAGTTAATGATGGCAACAGGCTTGTCCGGAAAGGTATTGGCCCAAACCAGCATAGAGCGGGAAATTGTTTGAACCTCTTCCGCCGCAGCCAGCACCTTAGGCCGTTCTTTTTTATCAGAGATCATTCTTCACCGCCTTGTCTGCTACTCGCACCCACTTCTCAAGGTTTTCTGACTTGCTAGCCTCGAACCAATGGGATTGCGCCTGTGCGTGCATCGATTTGTTAAAAACCAGGTCCTTATCTGTGACCACCTTTGTGCCGCCTTTTGGCGCGTAGCTGCTTCCCGTCTCGGGATCAACCATCAATTTCCCGTAATATAGCATCCTGGATTCTGGCCCTGGATATATAATGCGAGGCCCGTCTACTTTTGTTCTCCTATCCAAGTCTCCTGTTAAGGCAGGAACGTAAGGAGACGTGTCCTCCCGGATTTGAATAGCAAGAGGGTGTTCAGCTTTTGAAGATGCTTGCATCAATTTATCCTTGATTTCCTCCAGGCCTTTGGTGTGTACCGTGAATCTCAGCATTTCAAACACCTCCCACTTGAAAGTGCGACATATCTCCACCAAAATCCTTGAAGTCCACCTTACTCACATCGTAGACGTTATCATATGCCGCTTTGATGGTCTGCACCGTCCAATCTGGGTGTGCGGCCTCCCCCTTGACGAAAAAGCAGTCGCGGCTTACAGAGAGCGTCCACAGGCCGGTTTTGTCGTCTGCATTCCAAAATTCTCTTGGTCCGACATACCGCTTCTTTCTGCCTGTTAAACCATCCACAGCATCAACATTGACCGGGATATACAAGGTAACGGCGTCCGCCCCTTCCAGGCCGCTCTTGTTCACATTAACGCCCTTGGAGGCGTCCAGGAGTACACCACGCAGAACAGTGATGTGATTGACCAAAGTAGGCTCAAATTTGTTTTCCGGCAGCTCTATACTCTTCGTGTTATAGAGTGTAACAACATGTGGAAACATGCTCACGCGTAGTACCCCTTTGCTTTCAAAAGCCCAGTTCCAGCAAGATACATTTTCGCCGTCTCCATAAGAGCTCCTTGTGCACTTTCTGCCGCATTCAGTGCGTCTTTGGCGCTTGACCCCCCGGAACGATAGGTTTTGGACCAGCTTCCAACGGTTTGGCTTTGCAACTCTCCTCCGTCTCCAGATGCAGAAGATAGGCTCCTGTTTGCCAGCATCCTGGCGGAATCAATCGTCTGGTAGTCCTCAGCAAGGGCGCAGCACGCCATCTTTACCGCTTCCAGGTCTGCATGTTTGGCGGCTCTTCCAGCCGTACACCAGTCAAGGTAGGAGCTTGCCCGAAGCGCGAGTCTCGGAAAATCAGATGGCTCAATAGATTTCCCGAAGTACACATACGAATAGAACTCGTAACCCGCATAAATCATAGCGCCGTCCTCCGGAGTACCGCCAAAATATCGGCCTTTTTCATGGAGCTGTTGACACCCTCCACGCCGTTCTCCACAGCATAATCAAGCATTTCTGCCCGAGTCATGCTGGAGAAGTCGGGCGTGGAGAGTGAAGCCGCGCTCAACAGCTCATTTAACCCCCCGAGGCAGCGTCTGGCTTTACAGCGGCCACAAACAGGCCGTTGGGGTCAGGAAGGACCGGGATAAACAATCCGGTGGCCTTCGTCCACACCGCTACAGGGTCAGGCGTCGCCCATTGGGTGATGGTGATGTACTGATCGGCGGACTTTTCGTTGTATTGTCCATACTCCGCCTCTTCTGGAGACACGCCCCACAAGCCCACACCCACCTGCGGAACTGCGGTGAAAGTGATCTTATCCTCCGGATAGAAGCGATGCGTCGCCTCCGTGCCGTCCGCCTTCTGAGTCTTATATCGCAGATCATAGGTTGTGATGGTTCCAAATCCGAAGAGCTGCGAAAACAAACCGCGTAGACGCTCGTTGGGAACATAGGTCCCCTGTCCAACAGAACCAAAGATCAGGGTCTGAATGCCCTTGTTGGTCGCTAACTTACGGACTACCTTGTTAGAGGTAATCGCCTCGTTGATGGTGTACCCCATCTCAGCGGCTTGGTCCACAATGGCTTGAATCTGACCAATGACATCAGCATCAGCGGACATGTCCAAATCGAAGGCCAGGTTTTCACTGGGAACTTTATAATCAACGGTCATCTTAAGGCGATTCTCATTGATGTTCATCTTACCTGTGGAAAGAACGTCCATCTTGGCAACCTCAGTACGGACCTTGACTGCATCCGCCATCAGACGCATATCATCAAACACATAGCGCACGATAGCCTCATCGCCATACACACCGGATTCAGTCAGGAGCCGCACGCGCTCGGTCTGATTGATCTTGCGCTTGATCAGCAGCTTTTCGACCTCCATCTTGTCAAAGGTAGGCCGGGAACCGATCTCTGCCTCCGTGTCAAAGGCGTGGACGGTAGCCATCACAGGCAGGGTAGCGCCATTGGCAAGCCGCATATATTCCGCCTTGAGGTTT